GGATGTAGAGCATGACAGCCAGAGCCTCGCGCTCAGCCTGAATGAAGTACGGCTCCTTGGCTGTGGCTACCAAGTCGATGTCCTGCCAGCCGTCGCGCATGAACACCGCGTCGCCCGTGTCGCCCCCGCCGCCCCCGCGCGTCTTTCTATCCGGCACGCCGACGATGACGCGGAGCGTGGCTTCGAGATAGTCGCGCATGGCGACGCCGACATCTGCGCTCATAGCTTCGGAGATGAACTTGATTTCGGGCTTCACGCCTATGGGGATTTCGGACACGGCGAGGAATCCATGCTGTGACAGTTGAGCGAATATCTCCTCGGTCATCTCTGCCCCGAGGACGACCAGCACGGCATTGACCGCCTGCTGGATGTCGTTCACGCCATCAGACGCCACAGCGTCGAGCGCATCCATAATTGCGATTGCCGTCTCCCAGTCGCCGAGACGCCAGAGGTTGTTCTGGTACTCGATGATGGGCAGACCGCCACCGAAATTGATGGGGGTCGGCACACCAACGAGGTCTAGGTTGCCACTGACCATCGGGTCTTGCCCGTTGAGCGTCATGTCCTTGAAAGTGAACATTGCATCGGGCGTGTAGACCTTGTAGTAGGTGATGGCACCGCTCGCCGGACCCACGGGACCGAACGGGCTGGTGGGTGCCGACTCGTAGGTGGTCACAGCGTAGGCGGCGGGCATGATTGGATTGGACGAGTAGACGACGAAGGTGTCGGTCGGTTCGAGACGAAGCAACTTCAACTTCGTCCCGTTACGTGGGTTCTGGTCGGTGAACACACCCCGGTAGCCGACTCCACAGATGGAGCAGTCCTCGGCTATCTGGTAGTCCACGAGCGACTTGTTCTCGGCGCTCAGGGCGTTGACGAAGTTCTCCATCTGCTTGCGGAACTTGCCGTTGCGGTTCGTGTACTGGATGGGCTTGCCGAGGAAGTAGCCCACGATGTCGCGGGTGATGGAGTACGCGTAGTTGACGACAATCTTGTTGTCCACATCCGTGCGCGTCGTCTTTTCCCTGTCCTGAATGACGGGGTGCCAACCCTTTAGATACTCCTGAAGCGCACGAATCTGCTGGCGGTTGTATGCGTGCTGTGGAAGCACGCGCGCGAGGTCGTCTTTCAGCGTCGTGGCGGTGAAATGAGTCAGGTCGGTGCGTAGCACGCTGCGCCCGCTCAACGTGTTGCTCGGGATGTTCGTTACCGACATACTGTTTCCTCTCTACGAGTAGGTTATTCCATTTGGGGTCGTGAAGGTTCCGTCGATTGCAACGATGGGAAACAGGTTGAACGAGCCGTCGGGCCGGATGTAGAAGGCGGTTAGGCCGTTCACCCACGCGTTAGGTCGGTTGAGCGCGTACGATGGGTTCATGTGACACGCACACGGTATCGAGGTAGCCGCGTACGGGAGCGAGTCGAGTGGGGTCACGATGGTGTGGGTCTGGAGTGTGTGCATGTGGCCGTACATGATGGAGCGATTGTAAACCTGAGCAGTTTTGTATGCATGATGGATATTAGTATAGGTGCCATGCATCGAGTGGAGATGTCCGAACTTGGCAGTTTCACCGTAGGGGATGACTTTCCATCCATCTAGATGTAGCGTCTCCTCAAGTTCGATGAAACCCTCCATCTCAGGGTGAACCTCAAGGTACTGTCGTACCCAATCTTCGTGGTTCCCGAGGTGGAATACCCGCTCGACATCCTCGCGCAAGATGGCGTCGAGTGGGTCGAGCACTTCTCGGTTGAAGTCGAGATAGTCCTTCTTGAGTCGTTTGCCTTCTACGACCTGACGCTTGTCTTTGACCCAATGGCTCACGACTTCCAAGTCCTCGTTGTCGCCACCGAACACGAAGATATCGGGGTCGGAATCCTCAACGTATTTGAGGATGTTGCTCCACAGTTTCTTGTCGTGTTTGGGGTGGTGCAAGTCCCATACGCCGATACCCATACGGGTCTTGGTGTAGGTCGGCTCAGGTACACCACCGAACCACGGGAGGTCACGCAGGGCGGGATTCTGCTTCGCCTCACGAATCATGCGCCGAGCGTGCGCGCCGTCCATACCGAGTTCACGACCGAGTTGCTGTCCACTCAGCGGGGCGTGCTCGACCCACCACTCTCTGCTGCGCTCCATACTCCTCCTTGCTTTGGGGGATAGGACTAGATGTGCTTGCGGTCGTAGACCGTGAGTGTCGCGTTGAGATTTGTCCGCATCATCGCCGCAAGACCAGCCAACGAATCCGGTGCGTCGTCGTGCTCGTTCTTCCCGCTCATCGTGTACGTCGTGAGTCCGGTCAAAAACGCGCGGTACATCGGCGTCGCCACTGACGGGTGTATGAACGAAAAGGTCTTTATGGCGGGACTATGCTGGACGATACGGGTCTCTTTGGACTTGTTCGACGCCGCTCTGACAGCAGTAACTTGACACTTGTGTCCAGTTGCCGCCACCAAATCGTGTACGTCGCGCGAGTAGAAGTCGCCGCCGTTGTTCGCCTCGAACACGACCCGCTGAACGTTACGCTGCACGAGTGCGCCCGCGACCATCGGCTCGGTCGTCTTGTAGCCGCCTTTGAGGTAGACCACATCGACGATGACGGGCGGCTCGTTGCCCCACTGATACGCGATAGGGAGCGCGAGGTAGTCCTCCCCACCGAATGCCACGTCGCAGAAAGCGAAGATGTCGTCGGGTGGGTGTTCTTTCAGGTCGGGAATCTCGTAGACGAAGGTGAGGTCATCGGACGGGAACAGCAGGCCCGCACGCTCGATTGGCTGCTGCTGGTAGACGCATTGCCATGTAACTTCATCTTCGAGGCGCTTCAGTTCTTGGTAGTACGCTGTGCTGAACCCGACGCCGTAGGGGTAGTCGAAGTTGGACTCCCCTGTGTCAGGGTCAAGCGCGGGGATACGGATGACCTTACAGCGCGGGTCGTCCTCGTGCATACGTTCGACCCACCCAAGCGGGTCGTGAATAGACCAGCGGGTGCCGATGTGTAGTTCCTTGCACCCCTCTTTCTTGCGCGAGTACACGTTCGTGACCATCTTGTCACGAAGCATCTGGAGCCGCCCGAGACTCATGGCCTCCTCGATGTCACGCACCAAGTCGTCGCAGTAGAGCAGTTGCCGCGCCTCCGTGGCCCCGGTGAGCGAGCCGTCGATGGCACGACAGGTGATGGTCTTGTACTTGCGCGTACCGGGTTTGCCATCATCCCTGAAGTCGAGCGTCAGGTCTTTCGCGGAAGTGTCCACGAGGGCGAGTTGTGGGAAGATGGCGTGGTAGTTATACATCGGGTCGTCGTAGACTTCGGTCAGACCGTCGTGGAACATCTTGGTGATTTTCTCGGCGTACCCTGTCATCAGGATAGGTTCGTCGGGGTTACGACCAGCGAGCCACGAGTTGAAAAACAGGCCGGTGGTCGTCTTGCCCGCGCGAGGTGGCGTTGAGAGCATCACGATGTCGTAGAGGTCGTTGACCATCATGTCGGTGAGCGCATCCACGACGGGACGCAACACCTTCATCCGAGGCTGATAGAACCGAGCCTTCGCTGGCCGCTTCCACTCAAGCGCGATGAGATAGTCGTGGAAGTTGTTGGGACCGCGAGTGATGTACGCCCGCTCCAGCGCGTCGTAGACCTGATGGTCCGTCGCGCAGGTCAGCCCGAGAGCGATGACCTCAGCGGCTATGGCGTCGGCGGGCTGCTTGTCTTTGGCGAGTGAATAGCGTAGCGCGTCGCCCGCCAGCACCCGTTCGACGACGGGGCGGGCGGTGTCGCGGAATACTATCTCTAGACCAGCCCGCTCGTCAGTTGGATTCATGCTACTCGTTCGCTCGCAGATAAGATATGGCGGCGGTCAATATTCGGATATCCTCTCGAAGAAAGCCGATACCGAGATTGCAATGATGACACAGAAGACCTCGAACCAACTCCGTAGTGTGGTCGTGGTCAACGCGGGGTGTGGTGTCGCCGAAGGGGTTTCCACAGATGGCGCAGCGGTCACCTTGTCGAGTACGCATCTCGTCAACCGCGAGGGGACCGACGCCGTACCTAACTAGTCGAGTCTTCGCCAGAAGTTCGACGTGGTGGGCCTCGCGGTATACCTTGGCATATGCTATGTTTCTCTCTCGGTTAGTCTTGTTGTACTCCGCGAAACACGAACGACACCGATACTGTAACCCGTCGGGGTTGTGGTTACATTGACTGAAATTAGCCAAGTCCTGCGCGACACCACATTTGGTACAAGTTTTCATAAGGCTAGTATACCACAAATGGCCCAGTCGCGGCAAGTTTTTCGCATCAAAAACAAGAAACCCCGCGAAAACGCGGGGTTTCTATGCGTTCGTATGATTGTGGGGACTACGACACGCTGTCCTCAGTTGAGACCTCCGCCGATGTATCCTCGTAGCCCGCGTGACGCGCGAGCAGCGTCCACACGCTGCCCTCAGGCAGTTCGTAGGAGTAGTCCCCATCGGCGTCGGCGTAGAACACATACTCGGCGTCCTCGCCGTGATAGACGGTCACGCGACCGTAAGGCATGACGCGTCCGAGTGCCGCACCATCGGTGTCGAGAGTTGCGGGGGTGATGGACACACCAGTGGCAATCGGCGCTGCGAGTTTGGCGGCAATGGCCGCGAGGGTTGCGTTGTCTGGTGCCGCGACCATATCGGTATTCGTGGTGGTGGTATCCACTAGCGTCACGCGAGCGATGGTGCGGGTCTGTACCTCGTCGGCTATCGCGTCTGCTGTAATCATCGCGGGCGCGTCGTCGGGCAGGGCTGCGACGATGGCCGTCTGCGCGTCAGAGACGTTCGTCGCTGTGGCGATGCCCGAGAGCGAGGAGATGGGTGTAATGTGGTCCTGCGTCGCTGCGAGTTGCACGTCGGGGAGCGTCGCAACCTTGACGCCAGCGGTGTCGAGTATCGCCTTGAGCGCCCCGAGTCCGTCCGTGGCGTTGGCGAGGTCGTCCTTGGCTGCGGTCGCGTCGGCGCAGGAGACGGCGGCGGTCACGGACGCGACAGCGCCCATCGCGCTACCGACGATTGCGAGGCCACCCGTCGCGCCTGCTGTGGCGTCAGGGACGCGTGTGAGCAGTTCGGTCGTGCCGCTCGTGTCCGCGCCAGCATAGGTGGAACGCGTCGTGACGGCGGCATCGATGCGCCCGAGTTCGGTGGTGAGGTTCGTGCGTACGGCGGAGGCGACAGCAGCCGCGCTCACATCGCCAGCAGACCAGTCGCCGGACACCTTGTCCGCGATGGCCTGCAACAGCGTCGAGGAGTCGCCCTCATTGAGGAGCGCCGCTTCTATCTGCGCGGTCGTCGGCGGAACGGTGTAGCCTGCCGTCGCCAGTCGGGTGCTGATAGCCGTATCTACCCGTCCAAGTTCGGTACCGAGTTCGGTGCGTACTGCGCTCGCGTTGGCGGTGGCAGTCGGGGGAGCGGTGGTGAGCGCATAGCCGGATTTGTCATTGTTCGTCGTGACGACTACCGCAGGGACCGTTGCGGCCTTGATGCCCGTCGTGACGAGCAGCGTGTTGAGCGCCGACAAGCCATAGGTGGCGAGGTCGCGCACCGCGCCCGCGATAGCCGTGAGCGCACCAGCAGCGAGCGTGTTGACGGTGCCGATGGTGACGGCAGACTGGTCGGCTGCGAGAGAGAAACCAGTCTTGGCTGTGACCGATGCCACCGAGCCGACGACGTTGCCGCCGACATTGCCGGTGACGGATGCGACCGAGCCGGTGACGCTGGCGACGGTACCCATGTTGGAGCCGACTGCGGCGGGCGATGCGGGCAGGTTCACGGTCTTGGCTGCGATACCATCGGCCACGGTATCCACCACAGCCAGCGGAGTGAGCACGTCCTGACCGGGATAGTCTGTGACGAGAGTGGTGAGGGTGCCATCAGTCGCCGCAACTACCACCTCATCGGCGTTGCGCTCGGTGGCGGTCAGCGTCAGTTTGTATCGCCCGGTCGTCACTATCTCCGTGGCGGCATTCGTGGCGGCGACGGGTGCGGCTCCATCTTTTTGCACGGTCACGGTAAGCGTCAGCCCCGACACGTACTCGAACGTGGTGGGGTCCCACATCGCGAACGAGATGGTCTGCGCTACGCCTTTGGGGAGACTCATGAGGCGCTTCCTTCCACGGGTGCGGTCCTTGCGCCGAAGGGCATCATCGGGTCATTCTCCGCGTCGTCGTCGGGTGTGACTTCGCCCACCGCCACGCCTACGCTGATGCCGCTCTTCCCGTCCACGGGCGGCAGCTGGTAGACGTAGTGCGTGGTCTGATCGAACGCGGGGATGGCAGCGAACGCCACCCGCTTCGTGCCTGCCGGGGCAGCGACGGTCAGCTCGCTACGCGCACCCAGCAGACATGGGTTGGCGATCGAGCTCAGCTGCAGCTGCCCGCCGACGAGCTTCCCGTAGCTTTCCATCGAGGCTTACCACCCTTCTTGCATCTGCGATCGTCACGATCGGCCTGACGTACTTGTGGTAGAAGCGGTAGCTGTCGGTGTGCTTGATCCAGCCCCAGTAGGAGATGATCGCGGCGGCATCGAGGTAGCTCAGACGACGCTTCTTCGCGATCCGGCTCACCCGGCGCCGGATCCTTAGGGAGGTGCGGATCTCGATCGCGTAGGAGTCGATGTCCTGAAGGACACGCCTGACCTTCGTGTGATCCCGCTTGCCGAGCGACGCCCTTGAGATCGCTTCCTTGATGTTGTCGAGGTCGCAGATCTTCTCGTAGAGGTATCCGTACCGCTTCAAGAGTGCTTCTTTCTCATTAGCCTCAGGGTGGTCCGAGCCTTCATCCGGCCTACTAGACCCTGCTCTTTGCGGCGCATTTCTGGCGAGTGCCAAGGAGAGTGGAGTGCAAGTTCACGTGCTGTCTTCTAATGAGAGTCTGCCTGCCGATGTTCACGTTGGCGTTCGACGACGCGTTGTTGGCGTTCCAGTACCGCAGCCCCGCGTTCGAGCCGTTGTTCCAGTTGCCGCCGACGATGGCAAGCGCGCACTCCAAACCCCTGTAGTTCAAGCCGGGGGATGTTCTCCCCCGTGACCCCCTAAAGAGCCTTCCTGAGAAGCCGCCCGCCGATGGACACGTCGGCGAACGACGACGCGTCGCTGGCGTGCCAGTACCGCAGCCCCGCGTACGAGCCGTTAGCCCAGAAGCCGCCGACGAAGGCAATGCGTTGGCCGGCGGCGGTGTAGTAGTAGTCGCTGTAGTAGGTCGTCGAGGAACCGCCGACCGTTGCGGGGAACTCGGCATATGGGTTCGCGGCATCGAAGCCGAGAGCCACGGGGGAGCCGCTCGCGCTGCCGTTGACGTAGCCGAGTTGCACGTACGGGGCGGCGAAGACATTGCTCGCGTAGTCCGCCGCGTTAGGTGTCACCCACGCTTGGTACTCGTTGATGTTGACGCCATCCACGAACTGCCACACGTCGCCCCACGGCGACTCGATGCCGCGATAGGAGCAGGGGTACTTGCCGTCGTTGGCCGTGAGGTAGCCGCTCACGGGGCCGGTTGCGAAGCCGTTTCGCCACCCCATGCTCCAGACCACGTTGCCGACCGCGACATTCACCGCCGCGCCGTCGAAGGTCATCGCCTTGTTGGAGGCGTCGTAGACTTCGATGGCCGCGATGAGGCGATTGGAAGCGACCGACGCGGAGCCCGTGGCTGTGCCGATGCCGACGCTTTGGCCCACTCGGTAAGCGGCGGCCACGGCGTTGGTGACGATGATGCGGTTGACCGCGTTCTCCGCGACCGTGGCGGTGTCAGTGGCGGCGTAGGGGCCGACCGTGAACCCAGGCATGACGGCTTGACTGTTGAGTGTAGCGAACTCGACCGTGAACAGCGCAGAGAGCACGTCATGAGCGTGGACGTCGAGCTGCTGATAGCCGAGCAGGCCCCCGGTGTTGTTGGCCCGCGCCCGCGTGCGAAACGTGACGATGTTCTGGCTCACGAGCGGGAAGGTGGACGCCTTGCTATCGAGCGTGGTGCCGCCGGAGGACGCTTTGTACTTCCCGAAGTCGAAGTAGGCCAGCTCGTGGCCATTCGTGAAGTCCCAGAAGACGGCAGGCAGGTAGAAGCCCGGGTGCTGCGTCTTGGAGATGCGGATGGTGCGATAGCCCACGCCGTCCGTCTTGGCGATGTAGAACTTCGGGATCCGCACGAAGACGTTGCCCAGCGTGTCGGTGACTTCGACGATCTCGCTGAAGATGGGCGCGCGGTCGAAGCTGTTGGCCGCAGCGACCCCGCCGAGAGCGCCCACGGCAGCGGTCATGCCTACGGCGGAGTCGGTGCGGGTCAGCGTCGGGCTACTGCCCTTGCCCCACGACACGCCGAAGATCTCGGTGGTACGAGGCACGATGAGATGGAGCGTCGTCGTTGTCATCTAGCCCACCTCCGCGTGTCCGCGTGTGCTGTTCATGCGGACTCCTTCGTGGCGAGGCATGGGACTCCTAGATACGCCGAAAGACGACGGTTGTCCGTCGTCTGAAAATCGGTGGGACGCCTTGCCCCTCGCGTCACCTCGTCGCACCCCGTAACGAGCAGAACCGTGTGCGCGACCGCCCATGTTCCTACTTCTTGACGACCTTCTTGACCAACTTCTTCTTGGCCTTCTTGTCGGGCATGTCCTTCTTGGTGAACGGAGCAGCCTTGTTCTTCATCAGGCATCCTCACCCTCGATGTTGTACTCGTGTTCCGCGACGTAGGCTTCGGCGTTGACCTTCTGCGCCTCCGCGACCTCGGGAGTGCCTGTATCGACGTTCGTCTTGAGGAACGCCATGAAGTTCGTCAGCGCCGCGAGTACCGCCGTGATGGCGGCGAGAACGCGCATGATGTCATCCGGGGATGCGACCCCGAACGCCGCGAGGGCGACGATAACCGCTCCTGAGATTCCATAGATGGCCTTCCGTCGTTCGGGTGTGTCCCAAGCCATGATTCTCCTCCTTGAATGGTACCCACATTATACACGATTTTGACGCATCAGTCCACTCAGACTATGCGTTCGTCTCTGAGTAGTCCCGCCTTCTTGAGCATCAACGCGGTGGGGTGGTCGATACTGTCGCCGTGATGGTAGGTGACGCCCTTGTGTTGAACGGTGACACCCAACTTGATTGGGTAAATCAGTCCCCGATAACCCGAGTGCATCTTGACGCCGAGCGAGGCCCACTTGGAACGCATGTACGCCTGTACGGCGGCGTCGTTCTTCTTCGCGCAGGCTATCGACCCGCGTACGTCGCTCCGGTCCTCGGTATACATCCGGTAGTAGAACAGGATGTCCCCGAGGAACGTCACCCACGCGCCCGCGTGGACTATCCGAGTCCAGAAGTCCCAATCCTCGTATCCGTCGCGCATCTTCTCGTCGTATCCGCCGACCTTCTCCCACCACACGCGGCGGAACAGCGACCCACAGATGATTTGGTTCCCCTGCACGAAGTCGGCCTCTTTGGGGCACGATGTCTTACCCGCAGGCCACGTCTGCGTGTGGGATGTCCCGAACGTCTCCAGTTTGGGCGACACGATGTCGCCGCGTCCGATGAGTCGAGCAATGAAGCGCGGGTGTAGTCTGTCGTCTGCGTCGAGACAGCAAATCCACGTCCCCGTAGCCGCCTCGATACCCGCGTTGCGAGCAGCGGAGACCCCGCCATTCTTCTGCGTGATGAGACGTACGGAGGGGTAGAGTTTGACCACAGCGGCGACATCACCCACAGTCGAGCCGTCGTCCACGACGATTATCTCGTGCGGCGGTGCGGTCTGCCCGAGTGCGGACTCGATGGCGTCGGGAAGGTACTGCGCCTGATTGTAGCATGGGATGATGACCGATACCGGCTCGTCGAGCACAGGATTCCATGTATGCGCCCACATGTGGACCGCGTAGGTCTCATCCGTTATGCACTCGGGAGTCAGAGTGTCCTTCCACGAGTACGGGTAGAACCGCGTTGAGTTGAGCAACCGTACACCCGAGACAGTCGTGTCGGCGTTCGTACGCTTCCATCCGTGTCGCTGGAGCAGCGTCGTGAACATCCTTGGTCCGAGTTCGTTCTCAGCCTCGGGATGCGTGTGGTTGAACGTGTCCATGTAGTCCAGACACTCACGGATGAACGGGTGGTGGGCGACCGCGCCGAGGACGCCGCACGCGGCCCATACTTGGTTCGGGCCGTCGTACTCGATACCGAGGAACGCGTCGTGAGTCAACAAATCGTCGAATGAGCGCACGACATCCACGTCGAGGTCGAGATAGATGCCACCCGTCTCGTATAGGCGTGACCAACACGCGTACTGCGCGGCGCTGACTATCTTGCCCCGCTCACGCATCGCGCGCGTGCAGCGAGACGACGGGATGTCGTCGTCGCCGAGCAGGTGAATCTCATAGTCGGGCAACTTCTCCCGCCACGAGTCGATGTAGTTGTCATGCTCGGGGAGGGGCTTGCCGCCACACCACGCGGCGTAGATTCGCTTCGGAATCATGTGTTGTACTCCGCCATCACACGAATCGCCTCGGGCGAGAGCCAACGGTCATTCACGTTGCTGTGCTCGGCCACGACCGTCCCGTCACCGCGCCCACGCTCGACTATCCAATACGACCCCGCGTCGCGTGTGTCAGGTGCCTCGTTGTCGGTGATGAGGCACTCGTGCAACTGCTCCCCAGCGCGCGCACCAATCGAGTGAACCACACAGTCGGGTGCCAGCGCCTTGACCACATCCGTGAGGTAATAACTCGGCATCTTGGGGACGAACATCTCCCCGTTGTGCCCCGACCGGATGGCGAGAAGCACCATCTCGACGGCCTCCTCGGGAGTGATGGAGTACCGTGTCATCGCAGGGTCTGTGATGGTGATTTCGGACCCCGCAGCGGCCTGCGCCTGAAACAGCGGCACGACGCTGCCCCTGCTACCGAATATGTTGCCACAGCGCACCACACAGCCCGCTGTGGCCCCCGCAGGCATCGAGAGGAACAACCGCTCGGCTATGAGTTTCGTCGCCCCATAGACGTTCGTAGGGCGCGCCGCCTTGTCGGTCGAGAGTGCGACGACGAGCGGGACTTTGCCCGCTGTGGCGGCTGAAACGACGTTGTACGACCCGCCGATGTTCGAGTTGATGGCCTCTATCGGGTTCTCCTCGCACGCAGGCACCTGTTTCATGGCCGCAGCGTGTACCACCACGTCGATGCCGACCATCGCCTCCTTCAGTCGTGCGAGATTCCGCACGTCGCCCACGACGAAGCGCAGACGAGGGTCGTGACCGAACGCCTCAGCCATCTCCGACTGCTTGAACTCGTCACGGCTGTAGACCGTGATGGAACGTGCTTGGGTGAGAGTCCAGCGACAGAACGCCTGCCCGAACGACCCCGTTCCACCTGTCACAAGGATGTTCAGATTGCTGATGTCGGCCAAAGCACGCCTTCTTCCGTCAGATGTCCACATAGACAGTCCCAATCGGCTTTCAGCCCCGGAATCGGCTGCATAAAGCACTGGTGTGGGGTGTGCCGCGCCGTTTCACGGTACATCTCACCCGTCGTGAGCAGGCAGTAGTGCCCACAGTAGTCGATGTCCTCGACTCCGCTGCCCATGATGAGCGGGTGGCCGTCCCGATAGACCCCACACAGCGCGTTGCCCCACCGAGACCGCTGGATACCCGTCGCGTGAGGACCGATGGCGCTGAGGCGGGCATACACGTCGGTCGGGACGATGGTGTCGTCGTCCAGAATGAGTAGTTCCCCGTCGGGCACAATGCCGATGGTGTACGCGCGCATCTCGTCGTGCTCGATACGCCGTCCGAGGCGGTCATTGCAGGGCACTCCCCTGTCTCGGATGTGGGTCTCTACCCGGAATCCGAGCGCGAGCAGCGAATCCGTCCACTCCCCACACCCCGGAGCGTCAAGTACCAGAATGACCCGCCCACGGGGGATGTCGGATGCGCCGATAGCCGCGCAGACGGCCTCGCGCGCCCAATCTCTCGTCACAGGAATGAGTATCGTCAGCATTTCGTCCCCATTCTACAGAAAAAGGTTGAAAAGCGCAAGGGGAAATGCTACAGTGGACTCACAACCCGACAGAAAGAGGGGGAAATGCTCGTCACGATACCGTTCGATAGGGTTATCCGCATTGCGACTGAGCAGGCCGACATCGTTCACACCTGCCCAACGCAGGGACACGAGTGTCTGAACGACCGGCAGTTGAAACCGTACATTTCCGAGGAGTCGGAGTGCGTGAACTGCTGGATTCAGTATCTCCTGAACGAGAACTGACGTGGCAGTCTACGAATACCGCTGTCCTACCTGCGGCTGGCGGTGGGAACTCAGCCGTCCGATGGCGGACGTGGACGTACCCGTCTACTGCGAGAACTGCGGGAACATGGGCAAACTCCAGTTCGTCTCGGCCCCATGTTTTCCGTGGTATCCGGGCAGCACGCGGGAAGTCTACAAGGGAAAGAGGAAGAAATGAGAGACGTGACACCCGGAGTGGACGGGGACGCCGCGAGCATATTCGCGCGTTGGTGTTTTCTACTCGGTATCGTGTTCGTGGTTCTCAAGGTGACGGGGACTATCGCATGGTCGTGGGTGTGGGTGCTCGCGCCGTTCTGGCTCCCGCTCGTGAGCCTGTTCATTCTCATCTTCGTGCTTGCGATACTCGTTGCGATAACGGGGGAGAAGTAGATGAGCGCACTAGTGGACATCGGAAAAGGACTGGCGTGCATGTTGTATGTTCTCGCCGTCGGCGCGTGGGTGATGTGGCTGATGGCGGGAGTGGGTGTGGCAACCGGCACCCGCTGGATGTGGTTGTGGGTCGCGTCATGGGTGGTCACGATTCTGTTCGGCGCGTGGCTCATCGGTCGTGCGCTGTGAGTGTGACTAGCGGCAATCCGTGGATTCCGACCGTGTTGGCTGACGGCCAAGAAGTCCCGCTGACCTCATTGGGATTCGACATATCCCTCGATGGTGTAGGGATACTCCGTCTGACGGGCTATGCCCCCACGACGTTCGACGCCCGCACCGCAATCGAGGGAGCGGGTATAGTGGAGTTGGCGCTCTCCTTCCCCGAGGGGGATGTCGTCTACTACACAGCGACGAGAATCGAGGAGTCGGCATGAAAGACATCGGCTCGGTGGAGTACAGAATCATCGACCCAGACACGGGCGGGGAGAAGGGTACCAAGTTGGAGAGGTACGACCTCATCCCAGTCACGCCGCTGGCGTCCATCGCTCGCCACTACGGGGTCGGTGCCCGCAAGTACACCGACCGCAACTGGGAGCGCGGCTACCTGTGGTCTCTGTCGTTCGCGGCCATGATGCGTCACGCGTGGGCGTTCTGGGGCGGGGAGG